GCCTGGCGCAAGATCATTGCTCGGATGCGTTACAACCTGCCGGGCTTGAAGAACGGCGTAGACGTGACCACGACGCCGGAAGGCTTCAAGTTCGTCTTTCTCCAGTTCGTGAAGCAGTTGCGCGACAAGCCGGCGCTGAAGGAAATGTATGGGCTGATCCAGGCCAGCACCTTCGACAACGAACTGAACCTGCCTGACGACTACATCGCCTCGCTGATGGAGTCCTACCCCGAGCAACTGATTCGCGCGTACCTGAATGGCCAGTTCGTCAACCTGACATCCGGATCGATCTACCACGCCTACGACCGCAAGCTGAACCAGTGCTTCGACACTGTGCAGCCCGGTGAGCCTTTGTTCATCGGCATGGATTTCAACGTCGGCAAGATGGCAGCAATCACTCACGTAAAACGTGATCAAGGCCTGCCGCGCGCCGTGGACGAGTTGATGGATGGCTACGACACGCCGGACATGATCCGCCGGATCAAAGAGCGCTACTGGGAACACACCGGCAACGACTTCAGAAAGACCTGCGAGATTCGGATCTACCCAGACGCATCCGGCGATTCACGCAAGTCGGTCAATGCCAGCCTCACCGATATCGCCATGCTCAAGCAGGCGGGCTTCACGGTCATTGCGCCGGCGGCCAACCCGCCGGTGAAGGATCGGATCAACGCCATGAACGCCATGTTCTGCAATGCGCAGGGCGAGCGGCGCTACCTGGTCAATCCGTTTACGTGCCCGACCTATGCCGACGGCCTTGAACAGCAGATCTGGGCTCCAAACGGTGAGCCGGACAAGAGCCAAGGCAACGACCACGCCAACGACGGCGGCGGTTACTTCATTCACCGCGAGTACCCGATCATCAAACCGGTCACCGCTATCAAAATGGGATACGCCCGATGAGCAACGACGTTTCCTTCAAGCGGGCGGACTACATCGAAGTATTGGATCGCTGGTCAACCGTTCGCGACGTTTGCGCCGGCCAGCACCGGGTTGTCGACCGACTGCCTTACATCAATGCTCACGATAAGTCGCCGGAGAACGTTGATCGCAACAAGGCCTATCGCGAACGGGCGGTGTTCAAGAACGCCACCGGCCACACGCGAAACGGCTTGCTCGGTTTGGCGTTTCACAAAGATCCAACGTTGGCGGTTGCGAAGAAAATGGAATACCTGCAGGACAACGCCAACGGCTCCGGGGTGAGCATTTACCAGCATTCGCAGGGCACGCTCGAAAAGGTGCTTGAGGCTGGACGGCATGGTCTGTACGTCGATTACCATCAAGATGCCGGAACTGGTGGCCACTCCGTGATCCTGTCGTACTGCGCAGAGGACATCATCAACTGGCGCACGGGCATGGTGAACGGTCACAGCGTACTGACCCTGGTGGTGCTGCGCGAGTCGCCGGAGATCGAAGATGGATTTGGTTTCAAGGTGGTCGAGCAATACCGAGAGCTTGCGCTTGAGGATGATGGTTTTGTTTGTCGTGTTTGGCGCAGGTCCGGGCCGAAAGGTGGCGGGCCGCTGGCCGTCGTTCAGGAGTTCAAGCCCACCGGCGCCGCCGGCCGCCTGAAAGAGATCCCGTTCACCTTCGTCGGCGCGCAGAACAATGATCCGAGCATTGATGAGTCACCGCTCTACGACATCGCCATGATCAACCTGGGCCACTACCGGAACAGCGCCGACTACGAGGACAGCGTCTTCTGGTGCGGCCAAGCCCAGCCATGGATTTCCGGTCTGGATGAACAGTGGCGCGACTGGATGGAGAAGAACGGCGTTTACGTCGGCTCCCGCGCCCCGATGATGCTGCCAACAGGTGGCACCTTCGGTTACGCCCAACCACTGCCGAACACACTGGTCAAGGAGGCGATGGCCGACAAGAACCAGATGATGATTGAGCTGGGTGCACGGATGGTAGTGGCTTCTCTCTCGTCCAAGACGGCGACCGAAGCACGTGGTGATCAATCTGCGTCGACCTCGGTGCTCGCCGGCTGCGTGGCCAACGTCAGTGAGGCCTATACCCGGGCGATCATGTGGTGCTGCACTTACATGGGCGTCGACGACGCGAAGGTTGCCTACCAGATCAATCAGGAATTCGTGGAGCTGACGGCCGATCCGCAGATGATCACTGCATTGGTTGGACTCTGGCAGAACGGTGGATTCGCCAAAGCGGATTTGCGTGCCTACCTTCGCAAACTTGGCCTGATCGCGCCTGAGCGCACAGACCAGCAGATCGATGGCGAGTTGGCAGAGCAGGGTGACGGCTTGGGCCTGGACGACGAGGACAAACTAGATGGCGGCAAACCAAGCAATCCTTGACGCCACGATTCGGCACGCGGTCTTCCTCGAAAAGCTGAAGGCAGGGGAGGTCGGCAAGTTCGCTCCCTTCCTGAAGGAGATCGACCGCTCGATTCGCGATCGGCTCACCCAGTCGGATCTGACCGAGTACAACGTCAAGCGGCTGGAAGCGTTGCTGAAAGAAGTCGACAGTCTGCTGCTGGGTATCTTTGATCGCTACAGAGCGCAACTGGACCTCGACCTGATCGACATCGCCAACTACGAGGCTGAGTTTGAAGCGTCGAGCCTAGCTCGATCAGCGCCGGTAGGTGTCTCGCTGGATGTGGTCGCGCCGACGGCTGCAGCAATTCGGACCGCAGCGCTGACTAACCCGCTCAGCGTGCGCGGCACCGGCGGAGGTAAGCTGCTGAAGTCGTTCATCAAGGGCTGGACCAGTGCCGAGCGCGAGCGGGTCACCGGCACGATCCGGCAGGGCTTCTTCGAAGGACAAACGAACTTCCAGATTATCCGCAACATCCGCGGTACGAAGTCTGCCGGTTACAAGGACGGCATTCTCGCCACCACCAACCGCAATGCCAGCACGGTGGTGCACACCGCGATTCAACATGTGTCGTCTCAGGCGCGCATGGAGGTGGCAAAGGCCAACACTGACATCGTGTCCGAAGTGGAGATGGTCGCCACGTTGGACAGCAAGACCAGCCAGCAGTGTCGGTCGATGGATAAGCGACGGTTTCCGGTCGACTCTGGCCCCCGCCCGCCGTTTCATCCGAATTGCCGCACCACGTTCGTCTTACTGACCAAACTCAGCGATATGTTCGCCAAGGGCGCTACCCGACCTTCGGTTGCTGCAAGTGGCGCAGGGCAGGTCAGTGCGAGCCTCGACTATTACCACTGGCTTGAGCAGCAGCCGGCTTCGTTCCAAGACGTGGCAATCGGGCCGGTTCGAGCAAAGCTTTTTCGCGAGGGCGGACTGAGCGTCGGACGCTTTGCAGAACTTCAGCTGGATCGAAACTTTACGCCGCTGAACTTGGCTCAGATGAAAGCACTTGAGCCGATGGCGTTTGAAAGGGCAGGATTGCTCGCTTAATCAGCAGTGGACATTGGGCAATTGAGAAATCAACTCACCGCGAAAGAAATCATCAAGATATCTGATCATTTTAGAAAGGCGATTATTGATTCTAAAACGGGCGTAGCCGCATCGTCGCATCTTGATGAGGTGGAGGCGATTCTTGTTGTAGCTCATGCGGAAGGGCGCCTTTCTGATCCTCAGAGTTACATGCAAAGTCTCATTCGAGCATTAACTACGGATTGGATCCTCGACATAGTTGCATCGTCAACATATCCCGTTGGGGAGGCGCTTGAGATAGACGCGCTGGATGAGCGCCGTCGGAAAGGGTACCGCGTGACACATGCATTAGGTTTATGAGCCAAAAATAACTAGAGCCTCGCTAACCGCGGGGCTTTTTTATGCCTGCAAAGCGGGCAACACATACCCAAGGGGTGCATCAACGTGGCAGAAGAAAACGAAATCGACCTGGACAATCCGGCAATTAAGGCCGCTATCGCGACTGCCGTTGAAGCTTCCGTTTCTGGCCTGAAAACCAAGAACACCGAGCTGCTGGGCAAACTGAAAGACACCACCGGCAAGCTCACCCAGTTCGAAACCCAGTTTGAAGGCATCGATATCGACGCCGTCAAAGGCTTGCTCAGCCGGGCCGGCCAAGACGAAGAAACCAAGCTGCTGACTGAGGGCAAGGTGGACGAAGTTTTCAACCGCCGCACTGAACGCCTACGAGCCGACAACGACAAGCAGTTGAAGGCCGTCACCGCGCGGGCCGAGAAGGCCGAGGCATTCGCCGTCAAGTTCCAGGGCAAAGTCTTGGGCGATTCGGTACGCGGTGCAGCGCTGAAAGCCGGCGCACTTCCGGAAGCAACAGACGACATTATCCTGCGCGCCAAAGGCGTGTTCTCGTTGAACGAAGAGGGCGAAGCGGTCGCCGTTGATGAATCCGGCCAGGTCATCCTCGGCAAAGACGGCAAGACCCCTCTGACACCGCTCGAATGGGCGGAATCCCTGCGCGAAAGCGCACCTCACCTGTGGCCAAGGGCTTCAGGTACACAAGCCCCGGGCGGGGGTGGCGGCCAGGCTGCATTCAAGCGCTCCGAAATGACTGCCGAGCAAAAGCGCGACTACCAGCGCAAGCACGGCCAAACCGCATATCTGCAATTGCCCAAGTAAGGGGATTCACCCATGGCAACGACTGTGAACAGCGACCTGATCATCTACAACGATGAGGCGCAAACCGCATACCTGGAGCGTGTCCAGGACAACCTCGATGTGTTCAACGCATCGTCCAACGGCGCGATCGTGCTCGACAACGAGCTGATCGAA